GGGTGAGGCTACCCTACCAGCTCGGATGCAAAACGCGCCACAGGGCCGCGCATCGAGTTTCGCAGATGACGACGACAGCGACATTCCTTTTTGATTTAAATGTTTAATAAAATGGAAAATAAAATAAATCCAATTCAAATCATTGCCAATCATGGTGCAATGACGTCAAAGCAATGCGCTCAATACTTTCCCGGATTAAGCTCAAAGGATGTTGATGCAAAGCTACGCCAGGGCTTCCGAGTTGGCAAACTTTCCCGACGCATCGACGAGTCTTGCACGACCAACCGAGCGAGCTACATTTATTACGATGGCAGCGGCACCGCCAGCAATCGTGAGCCAGAGAATTGCGCCATTTTGAGAACGCTTGGCAAACCTGTGGAGGCTGTTGATGGAATTTACTAATGGACGGTTTGTGTACAAAGCCGACGAGTCTGAGATTGGTTTTCCTGACATTCAGCCAGTGTTCTTTTTGGGCCAGGCGATGTTCGTGCCGCACTACTTGACTCCGCATCTTTGGGTTTCGTATGGCAACGTCAAGCTGACAACAAAGAACCTTATTGAGCGAAACGCTCAAGCCGGCACAAGTTATTTATGGGTCAGACCTTGGATTGAAAAAATCTTCAAAGACAAGGACATTTTTACAATGAAGGAATCACAACTCAAAGAGGCGCTTATTGCATGAGTTATTTAATCAGCGAATCCATTACTAATATCCAATTGAATACAAGCGAGCTGCAAAAGCAGTGCGCTGGGTTCAAGGTTGAGTTAGATTGTGTGGTCGGTCTTGCGAAGCAGATCCAGACTGACGCTACCGTTTTGATAGACCAGTACGAGGCACAAGATGAAACCAGTGATCGACGAACAAACCAGCGATTTATTTATGGAGGAGTGGCTATGCGACCAGATTGCGGAACCTGTCGATATTTCCAGCTTCTTGGAGGAGATGGGTCGCAGGCGTGGATGGGTGAATGTCGACGCCGATCACCAGAGCTTATGGTAGACGAGGACGGCAACCAATCACCTGGCTGGCCACCGGTCGACGATGGTCACTGGTGCGGCGAATACTCAACGAGCATCCTTTCATGAAACACGATCCAGTCAACCATCCACAGCACTACACTCAGCATCCGAGCGGCATTGAGTGCATCCAGATCACAGAGCATATGTCGTTCAATCTGGGTAACGCGATCAAATACATCTGGCGATCGGATCTCAAAGCAGGAATGCAGGATCTGGAGAAAGCCAGGTGGTATTTAGATCGGGAAATTGAGCGACGCAAGAAATCGTTTGACGTACATCTGCAAGACGTGCTAAAACGCGCATGATTGGGTCCGGGCGCACTCCTCGCCACACAATTGCCCAATCGGGCAACGAGGGGTTGCCCATTTTTTTCGGTGGTGCAGATGGAAAATGAAGCGAGTACATTTGTCTCGGTGCTGTTGCACTCAGGCACAAACGCGCATCTGCTGCATTGGACCACCGACAGTTATGCCCATCACGTTGCTCTTGGCGAGTACTATCAGCAGATTCCTGAGCTGGTGGACCAACTCGCAGAAGCCTACATGGGTCGCTACGGTCAATTCACCAGCTTTCCTGACGATTATTATCTGCCGACCGACGATCCAATTGAGTACATGGAAGGCATCAAGTATTTTGTGCAAGACTCACGTGAAGTAATGCCAGACGATTCCGAGATTCAAAACCTGATTGATGAGATTGCACAACTCATTGATTCAACTCTTTACAAACTCCGATTTCTTAAATAGGTCATATCATGATGAAATCTAAAGATTCAGCAATGAAACAGCCAGCCGGCTACGGTCAAGGCTCAAACGCCAAAATCCCTGCTGGCGTTGCCAAGGAAGAACGCAGCGGCGAGCGCAAAGAGCGCATGGTCAACGGCGTCGGCATGGGCGAGGCTGACATGACTGGCAAAGACAAGCAGTTCAACACTGGCGTCACGTCGGGGACTTGCTACACCCATGATCGGATGTCATATCAGAAATGATTAGACCGTTACGCAACTTCATCACCGTGCAACCGGCAGTTCGCAAGCTGTCAGACGTGATTCACGTCACTAACAAAGAACCTTTTAATGAGGGTCGGATCGTTGCGGTCGGACCCCAAGTTAAAGAGGCGAAGGTTGGTGACTGGATCAAGTACGGCAACGGTGACTATCTCAATTGGCCGACTCACAGCGTTGAGGGCCAGGACTATCAAATCATTTCAGAGGCCGACGTTTGTGCGGTCGTTGAATAAAGGAAAATCATGAGTAATTCAATTGCATCAGGCGTTGCTTACGCCGATCCAGAGTTTACCACGTGCTACGTCAGCCAAGAGTTTGGCTATACGCCGGCAGCCCAGGGCGCGGTGACGCAGCTCACTAGCAAGTCGACTGCTGTCACATTGAACAAATCAATGGGGCGCATCACGATGAACAACGCTTCGCTTGCGTCACAGACCAACGTGGTGTTCCGGCTTAACAACACCAGCATCAGCGACAACGATGTTGTGTTGGTCAGCATCTCTGGTGGAGTGACCACTCCTGGCTCTTATTGGCCTTACGTTGCAGACCAAGAGTCTGGTTACGCAACCATCGGTCTGTTCAACAACACCGGCGGTGCATTGACGGAAGCTGTTGTCATCAACTTTGTCGTTATCCACGGGGCAACCTAAATGAGCATCCATGACGATCTAGAAATGCTACAAGAGGCTGTTGCAGCGCTTGAGGATCAGATTGGCGAATCCTCAGAAGACATTCACGCTCAGGCGTTTGAAGAAGGCTCAGACGCTGGTAAGAGCGAGCTGGCCGAAGAAATCGCAGTCATGATGGGCGCAATCGACAGCGAGGAATGCCCAGAGTGCCGTGATGTTCTCAAGCGCGTGCTGGAGCAGCACATTGCTCAGTTTTTGGCCATTGGCGAGCATACGTGCGAGCAGGACGACGATGAAGACGGTGAAGTCTCTTTTGTAATTTCATTTGCAGATAACTGAAATGCCACTCAAAAAATCAACGTCTGAGAAGGCGTTTAAAGAAAATATCAAAGCCGAGGTCAAAGCTGGCAAACCAGTGAAACAAGCAGTGGCGATTGCGTACTCTGAAAAACGTGCAGCGGCGAAAAAGAAATGAGCAAACCTGGTCTTTACGCCAATATTCACGCTAAACAAGCACGCATCGCTGCTGGCTCTGGTGAGAAGATGAATAAGGTCGGCAGCAAGGCGGCACCGTCTGCTGCTGACTTTAAGCAAGCTGCCAAGACTGCTAAACCGGCGAAGAAAAAGTAATGGCTACAAAGCACGACAAGCCCATTGCCCACAAGACTACGGGCAAGGGCAAAACGTACAACCCGACCGAGAAAGGCGCCGGGATGACGGCAAAAGGTCGTGCTGAGTACAACGCTAAAAACGGCTCGAATCTCAAGCCACCAGCGCCGAATCCTAAGACCGATGCAGACAAAGGTCGTAAGGCTAGTTTCTGCGCTCGCATGGAAGGCGTCGTGCGAAAGGCGAAAGGTCCGGCTGAGCGTGCCAAGGCGTCGTTGAAGAATTGGAATTGTTGATGCAAGTCGAACAGCGCAAGATTGAAGCGCTGATTCCATACGTAAACAATTCTCGGACGCACAGTGACGAACAGGTCGCTCAGATTGCTGCAAGCGTTCGGGAGTTCGGATGGACCAACCCGATCCTGGTTGACGGGCAGAACGGCATTATTGCCGGCCACGGTCGTTTGGCGGCAGCTCGCAAGCTCGGGTTGACCGAGGTTCCAGTGATCGTGCTGGACCACTTGTCTGAGGCGCAAAAGAAAGCGCTGATTATTGCCGACAACAAGCTCGCATCGAATGCCGGATGGGACGATGAAATGCTGAGGCTCGAGCTGGGCGATCTGCAAGAGATGGGTTTCGACGCGACGATTGCTGGCTTCACGACCGAGGAGCTGGACGCGCTTCTGAACGTCACCGAAGGCACGAACGGGCTGACCGACGAGGATGACGTGCCAGAGGCTCCAGAAGAGCCTACAACGCGATTGGGCGACGTTTGGATACTAGGCAAGCACCGGCTGATGTGCGGCGATTCTACGTCGATTGACGCGGTTGAGAAGCTGATGGATGGGCAAAAGGTTGACGTACTGTTTACCGATCCACCTTACAACGTGGCTTTTAATGGCCGGTCAGGTAAACACGATGTCATCAAAAATGACAACTTGGAAGAGGGTGAGTTCGATCAGTTTATTGGTGAGGTGCTCCAAACCATAAAAACGATCAACGCTCCAGCTTTTTACATTTGGTGCAACTGGAAGTTTTACGCAACGCTGCAACGCGAACTTGAATACAAGGCTTGCATTGTGTGGGCAAAAAACGTGTTTGGTATGGGTACAAATTATCGCCACCAACACGAGTTTTGCTTGTTTAACGGCAGCATTGACGATCACATTAAAAACGAATCCGATCTTTGGGAAGTCAAAAAAGACACTAATTACGTCCACCCAACGCAAAAACCAGTTGCATTGTCTGAACGCGCTCTCGGTAACCACAAAAAAGCGCAAAATGTCCTCGACTTGTTTGGTGGAAGCGGCAGCACATTGATCGGATGCGAGAAAATGGGGCGCAAAGCGTTCGTGATGGAGCTTGACCCGAAGTATTGCGACGTGATAGTAAAGCGCTGGCAGGAGTTCACTGGCAAGGCAGCAACCCACGCAGAATCGGGAATTCCTTTCGATTCAATGACTAACACTTTGACGCAATAAAAATGGTGCCGCACGAACCAACCGATAAAACACGTGGCCAGGTCCAACAGGCCAGCGGTCTCGGCTTGCCGCACGACCAGATTGCTGCGTTGATCGGCATCAGCGACGTGACGCTGCGTAAGTATTACGGCACCGAGCTGGCGCTTGGGAAGGCGACTGCGTGCGCGAACATGGCCAAGACCCTGTACAACAAAGCGTTGATGGGCGACACCACAGCGATGATCTGGTGGACTAAAGCCCAAATGGGTTGGGGCGAGCGCAACACGACCGTTTTGAGCAATCCAGACGGATCGCCGGTTGAGGGCATCAAGGTTACCTTTGTCAAGCCCAGTGAATGAAATTGATTATGCCGTCTCAAATGCCGAGTTTCCTGAGAAGCTATCGGTTCTTTTTGATAAGCATCGGTATAAGGTAGCCTACGGCGGTCGAGGTGGCGGCAAGTCTTGGGCGATTGCTCGAGCGCTGCTGATCATCGGCGCATCCAAGCCGACCCGCATACTTTGCGCACGGGAATTCCAGACGTCAATCCGTGATTCGGTGCATAAGCTCTTATGCGACCAGATTGAATCATTGCGATTGCATGGATTCTATGAAATAACCCAAACGTCAATCAGGGCTAAGAACGGCTCTGAATTTTTCTTCGTTGGACTAAAGAATAATGTATCCAACATAAAATCATTCGAAGGTGTTGATATTTGTTGGGTCGAAGAAGCGCAATCCGTGTCCAGAATGTCGTGGAACGTGCTAATCCCAACGATTCGTAAGCAGGATTCAGAGATCTGGATCAGCTTTAACCCGGAGCTAGAAACTGATGAGACGTTCCAACGCTTTGTGGTGCATCCTCCTGCTGACTGTGTGGTCACTAAGATCAACTGGAGCG